AAACGTTGGGACTATGTGATGGACCAGATGATATGGTCGTTCACAGAGTTGAGTAAAGACGATTGGGCGGCTCCATTCTGGACAGGCAAAGCAGACAATAAATGGATTAAACTTCCAAACGGCAACTATGAACTAAAACATGGACCTAAACACACATTAAAATTCGATAAGAAAGGTCATGATAAACATTGGGCTCGTATTCAGAATGGATTAAACCTTTTTGGAAAATACTATACCGCATTATGGGATTAGTATGAAATTATTTTTAGATTGTGAGTTTACTAAATTCGGTGCAGATCTTATCTCTATGGCTTTGGTATCAGAGAATGACGATGAGTTCTACGAAGTAGTTCCATTTAGGCATCTGATGTGTCATCCATGGGTCATCGATAATGTTATACCTATCTTAAAAAAAGAAGAGATTAGCTATGAAAGGTTTCAAACAAAGCTTCGTCAGTTTCTTAATAGGTTCGATGAAGTTGAGGTCATAGCTGATTGGCCTGAGGACTTTTATCATTTTAGTAGGGCATTATTATCAGGACCAGGGGAAGTGATTGGTGTTAATGCTAAGATTAGAATGACGTGGGAAAGACGATTAGAATATACATCAGCGCTTCCACATAATGCATTAGAAGACGCAAGAGCTATAAAAGCAGGTTATCTTAAAAAATATACAGTATGAACGAAGAAGACTTATGGAAACAACTCTGTGAATTCTATGGACCAAACTTAGCTCACCCTGAAGTAGAACCCAAAAGGTTCGCTTGGCAGTGCAAACTATTTAAGTATATAAATAATCATGGACAAAATCCAACTCAGTAAAATCCCACAAGGAAAAAGCAATGGAATTCAAGCAAAAAGACGAAGTTGTAATCGTTGAAGAGAAAAATACAACAGTATTCGAAGCTAAACAAGTCACAAACGAACCAACCGCTGAACAGAAAAAGGAAGCTTCCAGACGTTGGATAGAGTCATTTTCTGACTGCGCTTAATAATAATATATAGGTCCCTAGAACAGGGTCCCTAAACTCACCAGAATCACTCTAAAAAGTCCAATAGAATCAATAACTTAGGTTATTTTATAAGTAGTTGATTTCATTGGCTTTTTAACCGTTTACTTTAATTGCTCTATTTGATATAATATTCTTATATTAATGAGGAGAGCAATATGGCTACAAAAAAAGAAAAGATGGTAATTGTTACAAATTGTAACATGTTTGATTATGAAATTCCTGAATCAATGGTACCTTTATTTGATAAAATGGACACTGAACTTCAAACTGCTATTCAAGAATTTGATGAAACTTTTATGGAATTTCAGCAATAAATATGTTTACTTTAATTAGTAAACGTGATACAATGGTTATATAAATTGATAATGAGGAGAGACATTATGAACAAAGTGATAGTAAATCAACTAGGATCCAGATTCCTAGTTCCAGCCGAACACGCTGCAAAATTCAACCGTAGATCAGAACTAGTACTATTGGCGATAGACTTAGAAAAAGCTATCCCAGAAGTTTTGGATCCTACAAACCTTCAAAAGCACCTTTCAAAAACTATGGAACAAATCCGTAGGATCAACCGTAGAATTCCAGACGGCTGCGCCCAATACATTGGGAGCGACAAATGAGATCATCAGCCTACGTCACAACGTTGGATCCCTTGTCAGCTGTCGACATGCAAACGCTTGCTACCATTCGCACTGCGGTCAAAGTTGCAAACAAAAATCGCGCTATAAAGAATTATGTCAAGTGTCACGGCAGGGGATCACGAGTCACTGCTGCACTTTGCGACGGTAAACATCGTAGAAGATACGACCAATGTTTACCCTTAAGACACGCGCAACGCCTTGACGTTTATATCTACACACGAAATACATATTAAGGAGAGAAAATATGTCAATGACAGAAGTTAACACACAATTAGTAGTTGAGGAGCTATCAAACTCTTTCGCTGATGATAATGCTGAGATCTTTTTAGATAAAATCAACGACCTAGTAAACGAGATGCTTCCAGACTACATGGATGAATTCATGGTACAAAATAACCTTGACGATGAGAACGAAGACCTCATCGAGGAAATTCAATACGAGGCGGCAAGTAGAATGATGCAGGCCGTCGCACTGAGACTGAAAGAAACATGGAGATAATAGAACTATTTGAGGATCTGGCCGCGAACCCTTCGCGGAACTATAAGATCGCTAAACTTGAGGAGCACAAGGACAATAAAGTGCTGCGTGAAGTTGTGCGGTTGGCGCTGGATCCTTTCACTCAGTTCTACATTAGAAAAATTCCAAAGTACGAGGCAACAGGGAGTGGTTGTCTTTTACAAGCTATGGATCAACTGTTTGAGTTAAGCAGCAGGATCGTGACTGGTCACGCTGCAATAGAACACCTCACTCAGGTCCTTACTTCACTCTCTCCGAAGAACGCTATGGTCATCGAAAGAATCATAGCCAAGGACCTGAAATGTGGTGTATCTACATCGACCGCCAACGACGTTTGGATGGGTCTGATTAAAGAATATCCGTGCATGTTAGCTTCAGGCTACGAAGAAAAATTGGTGGATAAAATCCAATGGCCTGCATACGCACAATTAAAAATGGATGGCATGAGGTTTAATGCCATCGTTCGCGACGGTGCCGTTGAGTTTAAAACTCGAAACGGTAGAATCATAGACCTACTAGGAAACCTAGAAGAAGAGTTTATCAGTATGTCTAATGGAATAGACTGTGTGTTTGATGGTGAGCTTATAGTGGCATCGGAAGATGGACTAATGGATCGCCAGACAGGCAACGGTGTATTAAACAAAGCAATCAAAGGAACTATATCTCAGAATGAAGCTGCGCTTGTAAGGGCCTGCGTATGGGACTATATTCCCTACATGTATTTTGTTGACAGTCATTGTCCTACACCATACAAAGATCGATTCGCTAAGCTTAAGAACCTCCCTGAGAAAGTTAGGTTGGTTGAAAGCGTCGTTGTCGAGACTATTGAGGAAGCTCGAACTAAGTTCGAGGAATACTACAATGCCGGACAAGAAGGCATTATATTAAAAGACATGAACTCTCCATGGGAAGATAAGAGGGCTAAGCACCAGATAAAATTCAAGGGAGAACTTGAATGCGACCTTAAAGTCGTTGGTGTTGAACCAGGAACTGGTAAATACATAGGAAAATTAGGAGCCCTCATCTGCGAGTCGGAGGATGGTGTTATTAAAGTTAAAGTGGGGAGTGGTTTTAAAGATGAAGATCGCGAGACGATTAAGGAGCAAAGCGTCATTGGTAAAGTGGTGGCTGTCAAGTACAACGCTCGTATTAGGAGCAAACACGAGGCTGAAAGTTTATTCTTACCAATCTTTTTGGAGATCCGTGAGGACAAAACTGAAGCAGATAAAGCTGGGAGTATAAAATGAGTAGACCAAGTTTAAACCAATTTATATTGGACGACCTTGAATGTCAAAAGGGAGAGATTCTTAAGTACAGATTGTCTGTTTTATCTGGCATCGAGGACTATGAACATCCTATATTAAATGACGAGGAGATCCTGCCAGCGTTGGACGTTGTTATTAAATATTATAGGGGATTAAAATGAACATCTATACGCCTGATTATTTAAAAGCTTTAGACGAAAGAATTGAAGAGTCAATTAAAGCTCGTAGACCAAACACATACAAACGTTTGTGGAGGTCTTGGGCTAAAGCGTTAGGTGAGAAAGCGTCTGATTGCGACCGTGAAGCCGACCGTGTTGCGGTGTTAAGATCAATAATCGCTGGTATCAATTTAGTTACGTGCTTATTCATCATAGCAGGGATACTAAGACATTGGTAGATATAAATAATAGACCAACCTTAAAAGGACCAAATCATGCTAAAAACTGGTCTATATTATTTAAGTCTTATATTAATATTCATCTTAACCATTCATATGGCGTATGCAGATGAATACTTGGTATATCAATACAACAAAAACGTTCGCATCGTCTTATCAAACAACGAATGCACAAAAGAGTATGGTGGTAAACGGGCTGCTGCACAAAGGATTGATAAACACTACCTCAAAGGATGCTGGGTCAACGATCCAAAAATCAAAGGTAACATCAAGATCCAATGGATCGATGGAGACTCTTCTACGTTCCCTGCTACAAACTTCTATCCAGTCAAAGAATAAATGTACTTTAAATAGTAGTTTTGATATAATTATATTATGAGTAGATTCTATACAAGTGCTGTAAAATACGGCAGCAAAATCCTATTGCGTTACGTTAACAACGGACAATCGTATAAGTCCAAGGTTAACTTTGAACCAACGCTATACATCAGCACGTCAAAAGCAAACCAACCGTCCGATTGGAAAACATTGGACGGTACCCCTGTCTACCCGCAAAAGTTTCTTGGCGTTAAGGAAGCTTCCGAATACGTTGAACAGTTTAAAGACGTTCATGGAATTAAATTCTTTGGTAACACTCAGTTTCAGTATCAATACATAACTGAGACTTACACGGGCGACATCAAATGGGATAAAGACCTCATCAAACTATTCTCAATCGACATTGAAACTGCAACTGAGAATGGTTTCCCAAACATAGACGAAGCTAACGAAGAGATCCTCTTAATCACCGTTAAAGATAACTTCCATAAACAAATAGTAACATTTGGTTGTAAGCCATTCACGTCCACACGGCCGGACGCACGATATATTCAAAGCTCGGATGAAAGTTTAATGCTTCGTGCGTTCTGCCACTTTTTCCAAGACAACTGTCCAGACGTTATCACAGGCTGGAACATCAATGGTTTCGATATTCCATACTTGGTTAATCGCATCAAGCGTCTACTCGGCGAGGACTACGTTACAAAGTTATCTCCATGGGGTATCGTTAACGATAAAAAGATCTACGCAAACGGCAACGACGTCAAAGGATATTCGTTCCTTGGTATCGCCACGCTTGACTACCTTGAACTCTATAAAAAGTTTACATACACAAACCAAGAGTCATACAAGCTGGACTACATAGCAGACGTTGAGCTTGGAAAGAAGAAGCTTGAGAATCCATACGACAACTTTAAAGACTTCTACACGAACGACTGGAACAAGTTCGTTCTGTATAACATACACGACGTAGAACTCGTTGACGAGTTGGAAGATAAGATGAAGCTTATCGAACTGTTGTTTACCCTAGCGTATGAGGCTAAGATAAACTATGAGGACGTATACAGTCCAGTTCGTATGTGGGACATGATCATCTATAACTATCTACACGAACGTAAGATAGCTATTCCTATTAAAGAGGACAACACAAAGTCGGAAGCGTTTGAAGGCGCATACGTTAAAGATCCCCTCGTTGGTCAACACAAGTGGGTTGCGTCGTTCGACTTGAATTCACTGTATCCGCATTTGATTATGCAGTACAACATGTCGCCGGAAACTTTAACGACTACTCGTTTAGACGTTGACGTTGAAAGACTTCTTAAGTCTGAACCTATACAAGTTCCTGTCGGTTTAACCACAACAGCAAACGGGTGGTGTTACACTAAAGACAATAAAGGATTCCTACCAGCACTCATGGAGGAGATGTACAACAATCGCTCTAAATATAAGAAGCAGATGTTGAAGTGTGAACAGGAATACGAACACAATAAAGATCCTCAGCTCGTCAAAGACATATCACGTCTTAAGAACCTACAGATGGCTATGAAGATCGCATTGAACTCAGCTTATGGTGCGGTAGGTAATCGTTACTTTAGATACTACGACCTACGCATCGCGGAGGGTATCACAACGTCTGGTCAATTAAGTATTCGATGGATGGCTAACAAGCTTAATCAGTTCCTTAATAAGACCATGAAGACCGACAACAAGGACTACGTTATCGCGATAGATACGGATTCAATCTACTTAACGTTGGAAGACCTCGTTGAAAAGGTATGTGCAGGTAAATCAGTCGAGGATAAGATTAAGTTCATGGATAAGACGTGTGATCAAGTAATTCAACCTGTCATCGACGGTGGATACCAAGAGCTCGCCACGTACATGAACGCATACGCTCAAAAGATGCAGATGAAGCGTGAAGTGTTGGCTGATAAAGCTATATGGATCGCCAAGAAAAGATATATATTAAACGTACATAATTCCGAAGGAGTTCAATATGCAAAACCTAAGATCAAAGTTATGGGCCTTGAGATGGTTAAGTCGTCGACACCTGCGGTCGTTCGCGAGAAGCTCAAGGATATCTTGCAGACCATTCTCTATGAGGACGAAGCATCGGTACAGAACTTTGTCAAACAAACGAAGGAAGAATTTCTTTCTCTCCGCGTCGAGGATATCGCGTTTCCGAGATCTGTATCTGACATAGAAAAGTATGCAGGCACCCCCATCTATAAGAAGGGAACTCCCATGCACGTTCGTGGAGCTTTATTGTTTAACCACTACATAAAACAAAAAGGATTGACCCGCAAGTACGAACCCATTACAAATGGAAACAAGATTAAGTTTGTATACGTAAGCACGCCAAATCCATTCAATGAAAACGTGATCGCTTTCAACTCTGAACTTCCAAAAGAGTTTGGACTAAATAACTATATAGATTATGAGCTTCAGTTTGAAAAGACTTTTGTCGACGCGCTGCAAATTATTCTTAACCCACTTGGATGGAATTATGAAGAGCAGTCTTCTCTTGATGCCTTTTTTGGTTAGTGGATGTATAGCTTTAAATCCAGGAACGATCGAGGCTATAAAGGTTGCGTCTGAAGTTAAAACAATTGGTGACGGAGTATCGTCTATGTCGACTGGTAAAACGTTGTCCGACCACGCTATAAGTAAGATAGTAAATAAAGATTGTAGTACGTTTCATATGTTTCAACATAAACAATTTTGTAGGGTAAAGGTAAAATATGAAGTGCGAAATATGCAAAAAGCAAATAGACACAAACTGTCGTTGGAAGCCATGCAAATTATTAATTCACTTAAAGAAAAGAAAAAAGATTGAATAGACATCTATTAGAAAGTTTCATCGACGTTGGAAGTGGATTCCTACTTTCATTGTTTATACAGGTAACTATATTTCCATGGTTTGGTTTACATCCATCGATATGGGACAGTATGAACATCACGTTGATATTCACTGTTGTAAGTATTATTAGGTCTGCATTATGGAGAAAATATTTTAGGAGAAGCAAATGAGTCAAGACTGGGTAAAAGATATGAATGCTATGCACCATAAGTTTGGTGTACACGAAGCTGTAGGTAAGATGGACGCTAATAAGTTGGCGGAGTTCCTTGAGTTTCGTATTAAATGTTTACAGGAAGAACTTGATGAACTTAAAGCTGCAAAGAACGGTGACGACGCTGTTGACGCATTGATCGACCTATCGGTGTTTGCAATCGGTACGCTTGATCTATTCGGCATCGACGCTCACACGGCGTGGGATCGTGTATATCGAGCAAACATTACAAAAGAGATCGGCATCAAAGAGTCTCGTCCAAATCCATTAGGTCTACCAGACTTAATTAAACCGGAAGGTTGGACCGCTCCAACACACAAGGATAACACAGGATTATTTGATAAGATCTATGACTAGTTTATTGAGTTATCTTCATAGGTGTAACGACTTCCTTGGCGACGTAACTATCGACCAAGCGTTCATCGACTATAGAGACCAGATGAAATGGAAGTTTCAATCTAACGGTAGGGACGAGAATACTAGAACCATGCACGCAGACTGTCTCCTCATAGAGTATTCCATAGTGCAAGCAGCGATGGCCGAGGAGTCATACTGTAAAGAGTTCGATATCGACCTTAGACTATTCAACGCAAAGGTGGACATAAAGATCTACGATAAGTGGTTCAACGTACCTTCCGATAAGGTAGAGTGGTACCTGATGAACATCAAGAAGGGCCTCCTGACACACTTCGCGTTCTTCCAATGGAAAACTAAACCGGTCAAACCATTGGTCGTAGGGGACACCGTAGGGTTCAATTTAATTGAAGTCAGGACTGCAGTTGATGTGATGTCTAACTTAAATGTTTCTAACTACGATGGGTACTACTATATACCTAAAAAATAAATGTACTTTAATTATAAAGTGAGTTATAATATTAAAATAAACATGGGAGATATATTATGGCAGAACAAAAGGAATCGTTAAAGGTTCTACAGGAAGCGGCTCAGCTTCAAATCAAAAAATCAAACGACTATCAAAATCCTAACTCAAGGATTCGCCAAGCGGATTATTATCCTCGTGGCTTCGCGTCTATTCTCGACATCATGAACGCAAAGGTGTTACGAATGATGTCTGTGCTTGAGGCTATGGAGAACGATCCCAACTATAATCCAAACTTTGAATCGCTCGAGGATTCTTGCATCGACCTATTGAACTATTGTTCGTTTGGTGCTGCGTATCTTCGTGGCGGTATCGATGGTCAACAGCCGGATCGAGACTTCCTTAACCGTAAAAAGGAAAGCAAATGAACACCGTAAACGATATTCGTAAGATCCTATATAAACACTTATTATTGGAAGAGTTCGTTACAGACAAGACCGGCGTAAAGACCGTTGAGCTCGTCAACGCAAGTTTCCTTGCAAACGAACCAGCAATCTTTGGCACGGTTAATCAAGACTATGTACAAAGGGAATTAGAGTGGTATAAGTCGATGTCTTTAAACGTTAACGACATCCCAGGCGGACCACCAGCAATTTGGAAAATGGTTGCGAATCCAAACGGATTAATTAATTCAAACTATGGTTGGTGTATCTATTCTCAACAGAATGGTAATCAATATGAAAACGTTCTTAATGAATTAATTAAGAACCCTTTGTCTCGTCGAGCTACGATGATCTATAATCGTC